CTTTTGTGTCGCTATTACCGCAGTTTTTGCTTCAGTAATGGCTAGATCTTTCAGGTCTATGACCTTGAGTAATTTTGAAGTTTCAGATTTCTCGTTTAGGTAACTTGCTTGATATTCAGAAGCAAAAGCTTCGAATAATTTACGTCCAAAGTCGTTGCGACGAGCACTCTCAATATCTTCTTTGAGTTGGGTAATTTCTTTAGATAGGTTGTTACCGATCATAGACTCTACCATGCTTGCTGCACGTTTTACAAATTTCTGTTTTAATGCAGAAATCTGTTCTCTACCTTCTTTGACTAATTTGACCTTGGCTTCAGCCAGGTCTTGCTTGTCTTGATAAAACTCTGCAATTTCTTCAGATAGAGCATCTATAATGAATTGTTCAAGTTTTTGGAATTTATCTGCTGACTGTTTCTGATCTTCGTGTAGTTCTGAAATTTCTTTAGCCAGTTGATGAACCATAAATTCTTTCATCTTCTTGCCATCGTCTTTCATCTTCTTAGCATACTTGGCTTTTGCTTCTGCCAATTGTGCCTTGTCTTCCTTAAACTCTTGAATTTCAACAGCTAAGTGTTCACTGATCATTTTGTCCATGGCTTCTACCATGACTTGTTTGTCATGATCGTAGCGTTGAGCAAATTCTTCGCGTAATTGTTGTGTAACTTCTTGACGGTTTTCAACAACTCTGCGATCCCATGCTTGTTCAATTTCTGCTCTCATCTCCTCAGAAATCACATTGTTTTCAAACAAAGTTTTTAACGAATCCAACATGTATTCCTCCTATTATTGGAGACCGCCTATTATTCTTAATAGGCTTTCCTTGAGATACTTCTGTGCTTTCGGGTCGCCCTGCACCTCCTTCGCTATACGAAGGCTACTTAAACCGCCACGAGTGTTCATGAGATTTTCGTAAATTGGTGTAGGATACGCACCGGGAGCACTTGGTTGAGCAACTATATCCACCGTAATGATTTCAAAGTCGCTGACGTGACCAGACCCGTCATCTCGGACGTTTCCGGAACCTCTGCTACTTACACCTAATTTAACGCCGGCTTCTAACATAGTTTTGACCAGCATGCCCATAGGGGTAGGTAATATTTTCATTTTGCCATAACCATTTGGACCGTCCATCCACATTGAGGTAATCATGTGGCTGACACGGTCCAGGTTAATTTTTAGATCGTCTGGATGATCTACTTCACCGCATACAGAATAACCATTGGCAATCTGATCGTTTAGAGTCTTAACAGCCCTGCCAATCTCGTCCACAGGATATACCCTTTGGTTAGCGTTTTTAATGCCGCCCTGTATGCAAATACCTTTCATGTACAAACTTTTACCGCCAGTCTCGTTGTCAGTTGATTCAACAACGATACCGGCTTGTGTAAACGAAAGGTTTTCACGAAGTAATAACATTATCTAGATCCAATTATACTTTTCTTATTGGTAGCAGTGTCGCCACTGCCTTTCTTTTCTGCTCCGTGACCTGCTGGCACACCCTTAAGATGCTTCACACCAGCTTTGCCGCCTGGAACATTTATGTTGCCAAGATTTTCAGTCTTGGCGTTTGCATGACCTGGTAGGCTGGTTTTGTTACCGCCGCCTTCACCGCCCTTGGCAATGTTAGCAGTTGTGCCGCCCATGTCATTCTTCTTGGCTAAGATACTTTTTGTATTGGCGCCGCCTGCTTCGCTTGTGCTAGCAACTTTGCCGCCTTTGTAGGCTTCGCCTACTTTTTCTACATACTCACGCATCATTTGCTCATCTTCAAATGCATACTGTTCTTTGGACATCATGTCATCTTCGTCATCCATGTCCATTTCTGCATCGTCTTCTTTACCGCCATCAAATGCTGCAATAGCATCTTCTAATTCAGCAACCAATGCATCTAAGTCATCAACTGCTGCACCAATGTCAGCAACTACTTCTTCTGGACTACCTGCATCACCAGTGACATCATCGATGAAATCATCACCTTTGTCCATTGCTGGCATGTCCATACCTGGCTCGTCATCCATACCTGGCTCGTCATCTGCTTCCATGGACATGTCAAAACCTTCTTCAGTTTCTTCGTCCATGCCTTCTTCCATGTCGTCATCTTTCATAGATTCTTCCATGTCGTCATCTTCTCTGGTTTCTTCAACGTCTTCGTCAAATTCTTCAGCAAGAAGATTTTCATAAATCTCACGTGATTTTTCTACCACGATTTGGTGGAATAATTCCTTTGCTCTGGCTTGGTCGTCATTGACCAAAGACTCAAGCATCTGTTCAAATTTATTGCGATCAGTCATTGTTTTGTCTCCTATGGTTACAAGGCTGTTGATATATTTACTTTTAATTGTAATAAATGGGGTGAAATGGCCTTAAAATGCTAGTTTTTAGGCCAAGTCTTGGATATTTGTTTAAATTCTGTGTAGTTTAGATTTTTAAAGTTTGAGAAGTGCCAATTTGTGTCAAAATATTTATCACCAACTAGTCGATAATATTTTATATGCTTGTTGTCTCGAATAACTTTTTCTGTTTGTCGCATCCAGTTACCATAGTAAGTGGCCACGTCACTAGACAGTTTGTAATTTTTTGTGTTGGCATAGACATTGTTTAGTTTGCCATTTTCACCTTCATAGTCAAACCCCAAAATATATATTTCGTCTACACCTGATCGAGAAGCCATATCCAATGCTGTTGGTCCGCTACTCCATCCTAGACTGGGAATAAAATAGTTGAATCCTCTAAATGCTTTATATCTAGCATTGCCGTTGGTCCACACGGGATGCTTGTGCTGGTAGCCAACACTGTTTAGTTCCATAACCATTTTGGGATCTACTGCAATTAAAAAATCTGGATCAAATTCTCTATATAAAGCATTGCATCCGTATATTTTTCCGTATGCTTTTAGATCTGAGGGCTGTATTGCAAGACGGCTTTTGCCGTTGCCTAGCACAAAACAACGCATATTAATCTCCTTGTATTAATTTATCAAAGAGATTTTATTGTGGCGCCGGAGGTGGCGCACCGTACATTATTTTTACAAATTGTAATTCTTGTTCTTGTTCTAAGATGTGTGCTTCACTAGTTTTTCTTAATTGATTAATTTGACCCAATGTTAATCTAGTTTTTCTAGTGTCGTTTTTAGATATTGCGGTTTTGTCTCGGCGAGGTTCGTATCTCATGTCATTAGACAGAGATTTTTTGTCATTGTCAACGTAAAACAGTTCTCTTAGAATCATATGATATTTATGCTGTTGGCGGAGTTGCGGGGGTTACTGGTAACGGTTCAGTTCCAGGTTCTGGTATTGCATCAGATTGTTCGGGTGTACCTTCAGTATCAGTAGCAGCATCAACATCAGCAGCAATATTTCCTTGACTTAAACCAATAGATCTTAGTTCTCCACTGCTGTCTGTGGGTATTGGATCACTCTTGCCTTGTTCTTCGCTCCACAACAATTCATTTTCTGCCATCTCTTCTTCACTCAGTCCTAAGAAACGTTTTAGTGCAAATCGTTTGCTGATGAACGGTACTGCTTGAATAGTATTAAATGTATTGATACGCTGGCCATCTACTTCACTTTGACGATATGCCGCAAAGTTCATTGGAGGTTGCAGTTTTAATTCAAACAGACTAGAATCAATATTGACTCCTCTGTTGTGTAGATACAATTTAAATTCTTCGTCAAATATACTGGCTGCTAAACTCTGTAGTCTTTCACAGTATTTGTTAAATCTAAATTCTTGAATATACGCGGTGCCCACACGGCCATCGTTGTACTGCGCTTGACTGTCGTCTGCGCCTGTGGGCAAATAACTACTGGGAATTCTTAAACCACGGAACAACTTGTTTGTAAAGAATTTTAAGTCGTCAATCTCACCAAGATTCGTTCCTCCTGGTAAAGTTTCAACTTTACTTCCACGTCCTTCAGCAGTTTGTGGAAAGAAGTAATCTTCGTTAATACTCAGCGGATTGTATGCTGAATCAATAACGTTAGTACCACCGCCAGTGCTACTGGGAATCCTACGTTGATGTATTTCATTTTTAACACGCTCAACAAATCCCATAGCCAAGTGACTGGGCATATTGCCTACGTCAACATAGAACACTCGGCGTTCTGGCGCACGTTGTACACGATAGATAATGATAGCATCTTCTAATAACTCTTTTTGTTTGAATACTTTGAATACTTGTTCTAACAAACTGTTGCCAAACGGATAGTTGTTGTCTAGTCCTTCACTGAGGCTGAGATGAATCACATGTTCAGCATTTACTGCTTCTTCCATCTGTGTTAATTCAAATCTAGATCCAGTTGAAACATTGTATGCACCACCAGGACCTGCACTGCCGTTACTGCCGCCGGCAGCATAGGTAGTTCCTCTATTTTGTGTATTAGTAGTGTTGGGATGTATCATCGTCACTGCAAGATCTTTTAAATTGATATTGAGGTCTTTGATTACATATTGTTCAGGCATTTTGCCTTCACTTTCGTTTACTATGATCTTGGTAATTTTACCAGCATCTATATACATCCACTTTTGATTTTCTGGATCACGTACAAAAAATGCATCGCCGTATTTGAAAAGATTACGAATAGTTCTAAAAATTCGTGTGTCAAATTCTTGCAACTTTGACCATTGCTGTAGATATTCTCTTAGAATACGTATTTCTGTATTGGTTGCTTTGTTTTTAAAAAATAAATTAAACGGTGTATTGTTTTCTTTGTTCTTCTGTGTGCAAAATTCTGCTAAAATATCCAACGCTGCATTTACTTCTGGATCCATATCCATTGTGTCATACTGCAGATATCGTTCGACTCTGTTG